CTTTGCATAAACAAGTGACATATCAGCAAGACCTAAATCGCAACTGTGATAAAAGCGAACTGCTTTACCAAGATACTCTCCTCTAAACAATGCTCCACCTGTTACTCTGCGAACTGTCACAAACTTTCTAATGTCCTCACAATCGGTAATTGTCTTTTCAATTGGTGTACCGTTAGCGATAAACTCAGCAACGGCTTCATAAATGATTAAGCCGTCGGGGTTTTTACTCATTGACGCTTCACCAAAGCATCCTTTGCATTTAGTTTTACCGTCGAGCTTCACAGCAATATAGTTATTTACATCACGCGATGCAATTTCGCGGTAATCGGTTTGCTCCAAATTGTAGCTAGTGGTTATTTCCCAATCGAATAAAATTTCACTAACTAAATCTACTTTATCTTTATGATAATAAATGACAATGCCGTCAGTATTTGCACTGACTACTTTTATATTATTATCTTCAAGAGTTTCAATTAACATTAATAACGACAATTGACCAGTTAAAGTGGTTTGTAATAATAAATTAGGAGCGTATAAAAAACTGTATTTACTTCCAAATTTACCGAAACTTCCATTATTTGTGACCTTAAGTGTTGCTGCGGTTACTTCACATTCTGCCAATTCCTTTTCCAGTTCTTTTATTTTTTGTTCAATTTCTCTTTTTTCCATTTGAATCCTCGATAAGTTGGTTTATATCCATTGCATACTGAATATATGTTTTGCCATTTCCATGTTGGATTTGAAAATAAAATATCTTCAACGGAATCCCATGTTTTTATAAAATTATCATTCAAATCGTATTGGTGGAATATAAATTGTCGTTTGGCTAGTTTTACTTTTTCAGCCATTTGGTTTTTCTTGTTCAAATCTTTCCACATTAATGTTGATTTAATTGATTGTTTGGATTTCCACTCGTTTCCATAATACAATCCAGTTCGATGTCTTTCTTTTGCAATATCACTCATTCTTTGTTTTTGAGAATCTGACCATTTATTTTTGTAGTTAGGGTTATTTTCACCTTTGCTTAATAGTGATTTAATTGATTTTGTTTCATCGCTAATTGTTGTTTCAGTGGATGAATCTCTGCGTAAATTGTATCCAAAGGCTCTATCACATGAGTTATAAAAATCCATCCAATGCAATTCTTTATCTTTTAAATCATTTTCAGATATTGATTCAAATTCTTCCAGTATTACAAAATCAAAATTTTCAATTCCGTATTTTTTTACTGCGTTGAATAAATGTCGATTACAGTCCTTATTTTTTGTTTCTTTTTTCAAATCATATTTATGTTGTGAAAATCGTTGTTTTACATTTCGACTTTTACCGACATATCGTTTATTGTTAAATTTACATACTATGGAATATATGGCTATCATTTTACCTCCTAATTAAAATAATAGGATAATACCTAGTCACTTTAATTGCAATTTTAATATTTCTAATTCTTTTTTTATTTCACCGCTTCTTTTTTTAGCCATTGTTCTTTGTTTTACTATTTTTTCATATAACTCCAAAAAATTTTCACCTAAATTATCTGGATACAATCGTTGTTGCATAATTATATTTGGATAAAATCCTGTGACATCTTGTTCACTTAAAACAAAATCATTTTTACGCTTAATATGTTGTGCTTTTTCACAAGAATGAATTCCACCTATGCCCATTTGATATTCTGTTTCCCCGATAACTATCCTTTCTCCTAACCAATCTGGACAAATTATTGCCCCATTATCAGCAATGGTAAATTCTTGATTAATAAGTTTATTGAAAATGGAATTAAGTTTTTCTGATTTGAATTCAATTATTTTAGGATTGGAATACCGAAAAACGTGATTATTTTCATATTGCTTTGCTTTAAATTTTGCAGTTGATATATCGCACATTTTTTGCAATTCTGATTTAATAATCGCTTCAGCAATTTGCGCATCGGATTTTGAATTGAGGTTGATACCGTATTGCTGTGTCATCTCTTTGCGCAAGTCTATCTGCCCTTTGAGCTTGTCAAACAGTTCACCGGTCACTTGCGTATCGTTTCTGCAATACTTGCGCATCAAACTACGCTCAGTATCTTTTATTAACTCGTTAGGATCAATTGGCAAATCTTGCATTTTCTGGGTGTGAATACGTCCACCGTAAATTTTAAGCGATGCTTGTCCAATGGGGATTTCAATAATGTCGATATGTTTATCGTAAGTAGGGACTTGGAGGTTATGCTCTTTGAGAATCTGCCAAGTAACGCGCTGATCTGTGATTATTTTTGTGGAAAGTTTGTGTAACTTTGAGCAATCCCATGCGTCCAATGCGCCATGTATAACAGGTATATCGTAGTTTAACCCATTGAATGAAACGGTTTCATGATTAAGAAATAGGCGCTGTATCTTTTTGGCTTGCTGTTCATTTAACTTTGCATCTTCGCCAAATAATTCTATTTCAAGCGATGTGCCTGTTTTGTGGTTAACGGCTAAGAATAGCCAATAGTTTTTGTAACACTCTGTGTCAATAATGTAAGTATTCATAGGGGTGTCCTATTTGTGAATATAAAAAAACCGACAATCTGGAGTAACAAATTGTCGGTGAGGTCTTTAGGTGGAGCTTGAGGTTTTAATAAATACGGATACTTATTAAAAACCCAATTAGGCGACACGCATACGCCAATATGCGTGTCTAGGATTTAATGCAACACACTATACACTCGAAATATAGTGTGCTTAAAACATTCAACAAAAGCCAATAGCTAAATAATCAGTTTAACTATCACTAAAAGCACTGTTT